CATAGCCATAACGTCCGCTTCACCCTTCATAAATATGTAGGCCTCCATCAAAGTTCCATAAAGCAGCGCCATTTGAGCGTTTTCGCTTAACCACGTCGTGCCGCTATCCGCTCCTGCGGTTAAACTTGCTGGACGATAGAAATAATGTAACTCTACCGCATACGAACTATTGGGAGTTGGCCCCAAAATAAAGTTATCTACGTCAAAAACGGCGTAATACCTTGGTTTTCCCGTAGTCGTAGCATCGGGATTAAACGATTGCACAAAATCAACGTCTTTAAAGTCTAAAAACACGTGATCTCCGTCAGAATCTACAAAGGAAAGCGCAAAAGGCGACAAGTAATCACTAGGACAAGCTAAATACTTGTTTGACGCGGACATGCCGCCGCTTACATTCTTCTTAAACAGGCTTAATTGAACGTTTTTAAGAACACGCTCTTCCGCCTGTCGTATAAATAACGGCAAATTACTTACAAAGGTAGTTTCATCGTTCTCGGTATAGTCCTGAACGGCTTGTTTTAGCTGCGCATATGTAAAGCTCATGTCACCACCGTCACTATTCCAACCTGCCCAAACCCCGTGGCGGGCCGCAAGTTAGGGTTTTCAACCAGAGGAAGCCCCACGTAGACATCCATAGGCTCTATCCGGTCTGGACGAGCATTTTGCAACGCTTCGGGGTCCACGACCTTTCTAAAAGGACCGAGTTGTGGCTGTTTAGGCTCAAACTCGTCCGGGCCGACAAGCAGTCCGTTCCATTCTCGGCGCATAAGACGATATTTGTACCGCTGCCCGGAACGGTCAGATATAGCCCATGAATTTTTGCCGGATGCGAACTTAGACATTATCCCACCCTGTAATATTCGTACTTAGGTACGACGTTGAAAGAAGACCGATCTCGGTCTTCCGTTGCAGCACGATCAAACTCTTCTTCGTAAACGGCTTTAAGCATCTGAATACGATTGGGTGCGCGTTTTAATGCGATATAGTAAGCCAAACCCGCGGCTAAACACGGGTAAAACCGAAACGGCATGTCCATGGTGTTCGTGTAAATGTCCGCATCATCCATGCGGGTAAGCGCATCATAGTAAACAACGTCTGTACTGTTGTCTGGAACAGGCCAAAGCTTCAAAACCGGCGTGATCTGACGGTCTAAGAAGAATTGATTAACGCGCCCTTGCGTGGTTTTGTTTGGGATCGTTAAAAAACCGTCTCGGCTCAAACGTTCCAGAGAATAGTCAGTCCCGTCGCGTTGGACCACAACAGACAAGATATCGATAACATCCTTGCCTAGATCGTAATCACCGTCTCCGGGAACCATGGTTACAGTACGCTGTTTGATAGTCCACTGGTTCAATCCCCGGTTAGCCCAGTCGGCAAGCATAAGATTTAACGACCTTTTAGCCGTTTTAAGGTCGTAACCAGTTCGAACTTCTAATCCGCAACGCTCAAACGCTTCTTCAACGTAGTCCGCCACATCCAGTTCAAAGTCTTTGCTTCCCGAAACAGTCATTTACTTCTTCCTAACTGCACCACCGCCGCGCATTTTCTTGACCATACCGCCTTTGCGCATTTTTTTAACCATACCGCCGCCGCGCATTTTTTTAACCATACCGCCGCTACGCATTTTCTTTGTCTTACGAGGTTTCATCGCCATTTTTCAGTCTCCTGTAAAGTTTTTTACGTTTAGCATATATTTCGAGCGCATTATACTCGGGGTCATAGATACCATAATAACCCTTTTTGTCCAACTTGTCTGCCGATTCCTGTAGCTTAGACAGTCTTTGAACAAAAATCATGGCATAAGGCGTTTCTGTCTCCGCCTCAAACTCCACGTCCTCCACAAAGTCGTTAACGTCATCGTCCGGGTGAAATCCCATTAGCCATATGTCTTTATCAATGAAAGCACCGGTAGCAATGAAGTCATTTAAATCATCTAAATACTCATGAAAAGCTTCCGGGGGTTTATCGTTGGCCAAATCAACTAAAATAGCCAAATCAAACTTATCGTCATATTGGGACACGCAAGAATATAAGGATTGATAATTTTCTTCGTGCTTAAATAAAACAGCTACCTTTTCATCGGCCCATGCTTGCCGAGCATATGGGCACGGAGGAACGCCGTTAAAATGCGGGCTTGGAACCTCCAAAACCTCTTTTGACCAGCGCATTATTTCTGTTTTTATGGATTTTTCTAGGGTAGCGGTCATGATTGCGTCACCGAACCGCTGGTTCTTTTGCGTCTTTCGCTCATGATTGCCCCGCAACCTCGTGCAACGGCCGTTCCGGGAATAGACTTCCCCTTAAACTTGCGCTTGGGTTTTGTGACTTCACCCCCCAACGCCATCCGAGTTACTTTCGCCGCTTTAGTGTTTGAAACAACCTGCTTGCCTTTAGAGCCCGCTTTTTTCTTTTTACGTGCAGTTGCAGCCCGCTCAGACTTACTAAGACTTTGAGCTTTAGAGCGAGGTAAACACCGATCAGGGTTCTTTTTATCTTTAGAAGTACCGCATTTGCCCGCGATATTACCTTGGCTATCAATCCTAACCCAATCTTCATCCACCCAGTCCTTTAAATCGCCCATTACTTGCCCTTCCTCTTTCCGCCCTTAGACTTTTTGGCGTAGTTAGGGTCTTTGCAGTATTTAGAGGCCGCAAGATTTGCATATGCCGAGGGATATGTGTCAAAAGTTCGTTGAGCCCAAGCTTTGCCTTCAGGGCATATTTTGCTGCCTTTACTCTTAGACGATGCTTTTTTTGACTTCCTTGAATAAGCCATGTGTTTATCCCATCAATTTACCAACAAAAGGCGCAATTAAAATTAAAACAGCCAAGCCCCACAACTTTAGGTCAAACGCTTTTAACGCGCTTTTGTTCTCAGACAATTTCTCTTCAATCCGTTGATACCGTAAATTGCACTCTGCTTCGTGCTTTTCTAATTTACCCAACACTTCTAGTATTTTCATTTCTTCATCACCACGCTTTGCACGACCAGTATCGGGCGCTAAATTTGTCTTTTGCCGTGTCACAAGAGTGTCTTGCGCGGAAACTTTTTCTGTTTTTGGGCTGATCTTTTTTGATAGCCATCTTGGGGTCCCCGAAGCGGACCAGCTTAATTTCTGTGCCTTTTTTAGCAAGTACGGCGCTTTTTTTCGCTTTACCCGGGGTTCTTTTTGGTTTGTTAAATCCGGCAAAGGTTTCGCCCCTATACTTTATTCGGCCTGAAGGCGTTCTAGTTACATCTTTAGTAGTCGCCATACTAACCTCGTTTCAGATACTTAGCTATAAAACACCGTTGCAGACGTACACGCGGTAAAGGCGGAAATGTAAATATCTCCTACGCGGATACCTTCATCTGGGATGTTGACAGAGTGTGTGTCGGACGCGTCTAAGTCCATATCTAAAACCGTGGAACCTCCGTTTCCATCGGTAAATGTAATCCGAGGGGAGCCGGTGGTGGTCTTTATTTGAACTTGACGGATGCGAGCGGGCCCAACACCAGCGGAGCCGGTGCTTGACAAACGTTTTGATTTTACATCAGAACCAGCCATTGTTTAATCCTTCTTCTTAGGAGATTTAGCACGTTTTGCCTTAGAAGGCGCTTTTTCCCACGCCTCATTCACTTCCGGCGTAGACGGATCATCAGCTTTAAGCGTCCCATCGTCGTTTCGTGCGCGAACTTTTTTGACACCAACCCCACGAGCAGCAAGCTCTTCGGGGGAAGCGGGTTTGAACCTACTCATAACCCACCTCTTATGATGCGGAAATTGTAGCACCCGTGTCAGAACGTTTCCAATTTGTTCCGTCAGAGAAAGCTAGAATAGCAGCGCCTGCGGCACCGTTTGAAACATACACGAGTGTACCCGCGCCCGCAGAAGATGCGGATGGCGCAGTTGCTACGGTGTAAGTAGGAACTTGAATATCACCAACAAAACCGTTGGTAGAGGTCACTGGACCTGAAAAAGTGGTCGAAGCCATTTTAGTACCCTTTGCATAAGGATTCGCCTTGTAGTCTATGCAACGTCAGGAGGGTAGGAACCTGTCTACAAAGCTAATATGTTGTACCCTGCACAAAGTATAAAACAAAAAACAGTAAAAAGAAAGGGGCCTCTTTCGAGGCCCCTCCTTGCAGTACAGAATGAGGTTCTGTTCTTATGCTGCGCCGGGTGTACCGTACACGCTACGCCAATCGGATACACCGAAAGAATAACGCTCACGCGCCTTGAAGCGCATGTTGCCCGTGTCAAAATCCCCTTCCATTGCCGTTTTAATTGGCGAACGGTTGAAGTATTTGAAGCCGTTAGGCGCATCAGTTTTGATGAAGAATGCGTCTGAGTCTGTCAGGAAGTGGTTAACCACGGCTCCGTCTGGAATCATACCCATGTTTTTCATCGCATTGTTGTCGTTGTCGGCAGTGCCGGAACGTAGGTTGGAGTTAAGTACCCGCTCTGCAATAAATTGCAGTTCTTTCGGGATAATCAACTTCATACCACGAACAGCGATCTTTAGACCACGTTCATCGGTCAAACCAGCAATGTCGATCAACATCTGTTCCAACGATGTCTCGTTGAGGTCGGCAGCAACTGCCAAGACGTTAGTCTGATTACCAGAAAGTGATGGGTGGGCCGCTGAACAAAGTGCTGCACCG